CACCACCACCAGTAGTTCCAGAAACGACAGATTGATATAGGTTCAATGCTTCATATGCTGGATGACCACTTGAATAACCTTGTGCACCGTCAGCACCACCCATTGGATAACCACCCCCACCTGCACTTGAATAGTTTGCTTTTCCACCACCGCCTGCGGTGAAGTATGTTCCAAATGAAGTGTTTCCCCCACTGGTTGCCTGATCATTGTTTCCACCAATTCCACCTGCACCAATAGTTACTGCCGTAGGACTAGTTGTGGTTACGAAACCACCAAAGATTCCGCCACCACCGCCACCTGCACCTGCATATCCATTACCCCCAGCACCACCACCACCGCCACCAACGCAAACAACGAATAATGATCCAGTTTGCGAATAAGTTCCTGATGATGTGATTGTGTCCAAAGTTCCACCGCTAATAGTTGTCAAAGTTCCACTATTGCCTGTTTGCGTGATTCCCATAAGAACATTGTCTGCACCATTTGTCCAGTAGACAATCTTCTTCGCAGTTGAAGCAATGCTGACAGATACCGTACCTGAAACCGTATTTGTTGAAACCAAAGTTGCATTGTTGGCATCAAGAAAGGTCACATAGGCAATATTGTTCGCTGGATAAGTAGTGATTTGATAAATTCCTGCAGACAAATTCACGGCAGATTGGTACTGCTTACGCTGATTCGTGACTGTCCAATAAGTTGTATTAACACCACCTGATGAAGTGACAACAGGTTGAAGTTTGCTTATAGCCATTACGCAATCACCACCCCTGAAATATGAATGTTGATAGTTGTAGCAGATGCACCACCTGCAATAATTTTTGAAGAATCTAAAACCTGCTTGAGATCAATCACCACAGTGTCATTTGCCGCAATTGTTGCTTCTGAAGCAATTGCTACGCCATCAAGTTTGATGGTAAATGTCCCTGCATTAGCCGTTGTGTTTGTAACGGCAATATTGGTAACAACTGCTTTCATACCTGATTCAACGGTATATAGTGTGGTTGCCGTATTTGTTGTTGCTGAACCCCTGAATAGGGCTGTGCTTGTTACTGTCATTTCTTATCTCCTTTTAATAAATATCCATGACGGATTGGACTTGTATTTCGTCTAGGGTCAATGAAGACCAACTTTCCGAAGTCCCATTTGTTGTTAAAACTGATCCTGATTTCCCATTTTGGGTTGGTAAGGAATAACCGATTGGAAGGCTTGTCCATTCAGGAATTCCTGTTGAACTGACGCTTAGAACCTGATCTTCTGTACCTATGGCTAGGCGAACAGGGGTTGAAGTTGCACTTGCATATAGCAAGTCACCCACTGAAGTGAATGTCCCTTTTGTAACGAAGGCTGTTAGTCCACCTTCCGTTCCCTGAATTGCTTCTGCAAGTTCGTTCAAGGTATTAAGTGCATTAGGTGCACCGTCTAGAAGGTCATTGATTGCATCTTCTATGTTGTTAATAAGGGCTACTTTTTCCCATACCCCAGCATCTGATCGCATATACATGCTGTCATCTTCTGCTACCCAAGAAACCTTTATGTCTGAAGGCAATTCCGCCAAGTCAGCGTAGGTTGCTTCCTGCGTAACGATTTGATTCATAAAGTAAGTCATCACATCGTTTGCACTAAGTGTTTCACCTGCTTCAAATATTTTGTATGTCATTTAATTTCTCCTAAGAATTTGGTACAGGCACTAGATCAAACGAACTAAGCCACTGTGTTGGATTTAGTGAATGTCTGATACCTAAAATCATGCTTTTCTGATTTAGATTTACATATGGGGTTTGGAAGTACACATCCACTTCATCCCCTATTTCAGCAACAATTGGATAACGAAGATCGTCTGTTCTGTTGATTACATCAACCACCCTTGGATACCTTCGTGTTCCAACATAGGTAATTTCCTGTGGTGTATCAGCCCATCTAGATAAGAATTTATCCAGCCAAGCAAAAACCCTTGATTGTCCAGCCCCAAGTAGCGGAATTGGATCACCGTTTTCATCCAACGGAAGGTTCAAGTCAAACTTCAATGAACGGTTTTCATATACCTGAAGCCCATATCTCTGTATAGATATGGATCCCTGCTTCACATAGACATTCTCATCATTTGCTGTCGTTGCTATACATTTATTGAAGAACAGTTCCTTGCCTGAAGACATTTGCACGCCTGTCATAGATATCTGATTGTCAGTATCAATAACAGTGTTAGTAAATATTGGATTGTTAAGTTGTGGTTCATTAGTTTCCCCATATTTCAAGAATTGAATCTTGTTGTCCTTTGTCACAAACATGCTTCCCATTTCATGGGTCACCGCATCTAGACAGGCATCAAGTGCGTTCTGATTGATTTCTTCAGCCTGAAGTTCAAATGCATGGTGTGAACTTTCTGGGACTAGGGATCTATTGAATCCCCCTTCACGAAGAACCCTGTAGATTCTTTCCCCAGTTGATTCCGCTGGAACATTGAACTTATCCAAAATAATTTGATTTAGATCATCAATAGCATCTGTTGCTTCAAAATCAACCAATACATTTCCGTCTACATCGTATTGGGAATTGATTTCACGCAATCTTCCAGTAAATAGGTTCTGCCACTTATTTTGGAAGTACACCTGACAGCGAACATTGATGTTTGGTCTGAACTGGATACTGTTAAAGGGATCAATTTCAGGCGAAGCAATCTGTGCTGTTAGTGACCCTGCTACTGGGAATGGCTGTCCCCCAGCCCCAATTGCCATGCCCCTTTGAATGGTAAGCGTGGCAGTGTCATTAAGTACATTAAGCCAATAGTTTTTAGCACCATCCAATTGATCTGCATCAAGGGTTGCGTTGTAATCAAGTCTGAAATCTTCTAGACCTGCAATCTTGTTCTTTGTGCTTCCTAGGGGTGTCTGACTAAGGATGAACCCATTAGGTTCACCAATCTGAAACTGAAGTCTTACGGCGTTCTTCAAGGCTGTCATATGGCTAGTAATGCACCACCTGAACGCTGTTGGAATTGCTTTATTGAATCTACAACGACCTTGCCTACTGCAGGTGTTGGGGTCAAAGCCTGAACTGTGACTGAATAATTGTTTGTAATGGAAGCCTTGCTTGCTGATGCAGTGGTCTTGGTGGGTAGTTCTTTCACGATTGTCCTAGGTGATGGGGATGGTGTTGGTGTTACTTGTGGCATAAATGAACCAACATCAGGTAGTACCAGTGATCCATTGTTATCAACCGTAGTCTGAAGTGCACCTAGATTTGGTGTAGTTATGCTGAAATCTGATCTTGAACCAACATTGAATAGATTCTTAAAGAAGTTAGCAATCTTGTCCTTAACCTGATTAAGCAGATCCCAAACTTTTCCTATAGCACCTGTGATTGCCTTTACGACTTCTACTATGAATCCCCCACCAAGTGCTTTACCCACTTCAAGGACAAACTTCTTCAATGCTGAAAATCCAGCACCAAGGAAATTCAATAAGCCAGTTACGGTCTTTGATTGGGTGATCCATTCGCCCATCTTGACTATTGCCCTAGCCACAAATGTGATGAAGTCTGCAATAGTTCCCACAACATTCAGAACAACGGTGATTAAGAACTGTATAACTGCGATTAGTCCTTTGAATAGTAGGACTAGTGGTGGAAGAACGATCTTCAATAACGCTTCCAATATTGGAAGAAAGTATTTTGCCAAATATTGGAATATCGCTTCAAAGGCATTCCAAAGGCTTTTCAGCGTGGATATGAATGTGTCATTCAGTGCCTTGTTTCCAAAAATTGATTGGAATAGTTCAGCAAGTACGCCAAGTCCAATCTTGATTATGTCCCAAACTGCACTGAAGAATGTGTTGGTCAAACCTAGACTATTTCTTAAACTGTCAAAGGTCGCAATAACTGACTTGCCAATTGGTACTAGGTAGTTATTCCAGATTCCGTTCAATCCACCTGACTTATCTATAGCGTTTGTTACAGCAAGGCTGAAGTTGCCTATGCCTTTTGCTAATGGATCAAGCAACGGCAGAAGAAGTACCCCAATGGATTCAACGATTTCACCAATGGCTATGGATAGTTTCGCTGATGCTGAAGCAGTTGCTTCTGCAGTTCCACCAATAATGCCTTGGACAAACTGAAGTATCTTGGCTTGTGCTTCTGCAATCTTGCCTTGTCTAACTAAAGTTTCAATTTCTTTGATTTGTTCCTGTGTAAGAAGAATTCCTGCCTTCTTCAACTTTTCAGCCGCATTTAGTGGATCAGATAGTGCCTGACCAAGAACCTTTGCACCTTTAAGTGCATCGCCTAGACCTGCCGCTTCAAAGTCAAAAGCCAGTTCAGTAGCAGTCTTGAAGTCCTTAGCCCCTTGTGTGCCAGTAGTGAAGGCACGACCAAATAAGGCTAACTTGGCTTGTACTTCTGCAATTACTTCGTCTTCAATACCCAACGAAAGTGACAGTTGCTTTGCTTCATTGCTTAACTGTCTGAATACCTTTGTTCCTGTAAGACCTTGTGCTTGAAATATGGCTTGAAGTCGCTTCTGTGACTTAACCGCTTCTTCACCTGAACGGATAATGGACTTGATTCCACTAATGGCTTGGTTAGCAACGAAGATACCAAATGTTGCTTTGGCTATCTTCCCTACCTTATTGAAACTAGATGTAAGTGAACCTAGATTCTTATTGATCTGTTTAGTTGCACCAACAAGTGACTTGGCGTTAGCCACGAAGGTTACTTTTGCTACTGCACCCTTAGCCATGTTGTTGTTCTCCTAATGCATCTATAAATGCGTTGTATTCAAGTACCGTCAGATTCTTTGCTTCTGATGGTGCTATGCCTGTTGCCAAGCAAAATCTTGCTAGTCGCTGTGCTGATGTTTCAGCACCTGCTATTTTTTTAGTTCGTCTGATATTTCAAGAAGTTTGTTGATTTCGTTCAAAGGTGTCTTACCTGCATCTTCAAAGGTGAAGTTGGGGTTTGTACGCTTTTGCACTACCCAGTTCAACGCCTGAAGAAGGGTTGCCTTTGGCTTATCATCATCTGACAGCCAAGCAATAGGGGCATTTGCCTTCTTTTCAATTTCAGCCATTTCAGCCAAAGTGATTTCTTCTATATTCATTATTTAATCCCATCTAAGTTTTCATCTATAAGTCTTTGAAGTTCAGTCACATATATGTCCGCTACTTCGTCTTCATACTGATCCCTGACCTTTAATAACCAAGGATTAGGTTCAATGCTTTTCTTCTTCCATCCCCAGTGGACTACAGCACCGTATGGGGTGGATGTAGGCGTACCTGCGGAAATTGCGACTTTGTTCTTTGCCTTGGAAGCCTTAACAGTGCGTTGTAGTTCACCTGTCTTCACAGGGGTCAATGCCCTTGCAGGTGGAAGAACAAGTGAAGATGCCTTGGTTGTGGCAATCTTCAAATCCTGTGCGTTCACACCTGCTTTGCGTAGACCTGAAAGAATCTTGTTCAGATTTTCAATCTTTACAACGCCTGAAGACATTTAGTCCCTGTCAATCAAAGGTTCTTGATCGCAATCCAAACGGTAGGTAAAGGTGAAGGTTGTATCTGCAGAACCGCCAACAGGTGGCTTTCCCTTGATTGTCACAGTTCCTGAAAAGTGTGGTTGTGATGATGTTGGTGAAACATTTCCATGTGGCTTGAAAACATAAGGAATACCTTCCTGTCCGTCTAATTCCCATAGTGCTGACCAAAATGAATTTGTATCAGTGCTTTGGATTGCTTCAATTTCAAAGTACCACTGCTTAGGTGGTGTTATGTCAGCAAATGTTCTTACTTCTCCATCTTTGTCTTCATTTGATAATGTAATTGAACTTGCGTCCATCGCAATATCAGAACCGTCAATGGTGAGAATAAGATCTCTGCCCTTAATTCTTGTGCTTGATGCCATGTGTAATTCTCCTAAATTGATATTTGTGTTGTAACGCTTAGTCTGGTTGCTAGATATTCAGCGTTACCTGTTTGCAAGGCAAAAGGTTGTTCAACACTTGCGATATTCCATGAAGCAGGAATCGCACCAATAGTGGTCACAATTGCTTCATCCAAACTTTCTGTTGCTTTCGCATTTGTAGCAGTCTGTGCAATCAGTGTGATTTCAATTCCTACTTCAAAACTTTGAAAGGTGTCCCCTTGTTGCACATAAAGTGAATTTGGGGAGATTATTGCTAAGGGTGGGGTTATGCGTGGGGGAATATAGAATTCCGCTTTGATTCCAGCATCTTCCAGATGTTCAGCAAGGTTTGCCTTTGACTGCGTTAATACATTTAAGGTCATAGTGGTGATACATACCTTCTAAGTAATGCATAAACAGGTGTCATAGGATCTCTTGCTATTCTCATTGGAGAACCGTCATAACTTGTGAATTGTGCAATTCCATTAGGTGCTGAACGGCGGTGATACAGTTCTGAACCACATTCAAGGTAAGCCCTTCCCATCAACTTTTCAGGTACTAGATCAGCATCTGCAAAGTTATTGACAAGATAATTGGCTTCGTCCCAGCATGATTCAACGAATGAATCATCCCCGTCAGTAGCACCTACATAAGATTTCAAATCTTCCCAAGTCATAACCCAACCCCTAACTAATTAAAATGTAACGACACCAATACCATTAACATTGTTAAGGGTTGTTGCCATGTATCCATAAACCGCAAATTCACTTGTAAGTGCTGAAACATCATCCTGTGAGATTCTGAATGGTGCACCTGAAGATTCCCAGTTGGTAAGTGCTTGTGAAGATGCTACATACATCTTTCCGCTACCAAGGTTTGGATCTACTACGACAGGAAGACCAAAAAGATTTCCCTGAAGTGTTGAAATTGTTGAAGTACCAAGTGCATTTGAAGGATTCAAGGCGGCGAATAGTGGACGGTCTACACCATCTACAAGTCCTGCAAGTTCCTTAAATACATCACCTGATACAAGAATGAAGTTAGCCTGAAGACCACCATTCTTATAGATATGAACTGCTAAGTCTGCTACTGCAGTTAGGTAAGCGTTTGCTGTACCTGCAGATGCAGATGCATTTCCAAAGTCTTCTTCATTAGCCGTCAGGACTGCAATACATTCCTGATCTGTCTTCTTCGCATAAGCAATTGCTTGCATACGGAAAAGGGCATCAATATATGAAGGGTCAGATCTTTCAATGACCTGACGGGATACCTGATTAGCACCACCGATTGTCTTCACATTTGCACTGCCTGATGTGATTGTAAATTCTGTGTTTGAAAGTTCGTCACCTTCATTTGCCTGAATACCTACTGTAGGCGACTGGGCAATCTTTGGATAATGAACTGACATTCCGCTTGACGGAAGTGACATAGAACTAAATGCATTAACTGCAGGTCTTCCTAGATCAACAATCCCCTGAATTTCATTAATCCATTGGTCACGCACAATGCTTGATACATCTGACACTGTTGTAAGTGCACGATGAACCATCTTTGCGTTTTCTTCCCCATTTACTAATCCCTTTACATAATCACCGTATGAACGGACTGAATAGGAAGGTGTCTGAATTCGTGTTGTTTCTACAACTGCAAGACGGCGTTCAATGTCTTCAATAGCAGGTGTGAGATCAACAGATTCTGTATTTTGTGTTTCCATATTTTCTGTTTCTCCTAATTTGTCTTCAGTAGGCTGTTCATTTCTGAATTCAGTTACTACTGCCCCGTCATAGGCAGGTAATGCCACTAGGGATATCTCTTTCAAATCAATCTTGCTTCTAACCACAACATCACCGTCTAGTGAATGTTCAACAGGTATGAACCCGACTGAAAAACTTCTTACGACACCATCTTTAACTAACTGCCATGCATCTTGACCTGATCTGGTGTCAGAAATCCTTGCAGTGACATGTAAGCCATCTGCCTGTTCTTCAAGACTTAGAACCCTGCCGATTGGTTCATCATGGTTATAGAACAACTTGGGCAATTTGCTTGTCACCACTGAATTGGGGCTAAAGCGTTCTTTCATTCGCCCAATTGTTGTTACTTCGTTATAGGGAACGGCAATCCCAGTTACTTCACGATTTTCTTCATTCGCTAGGCGAACTTCAAATTCTCTGTGTTCCATCTGCATTGTTTGTATTCTCCACAGGTTTGGATACTGGTTCAGATATTTCTTCTAGACCTTCCAAAGCCCTGATTTCATTAATAGTCATCCATCCAGCACTTAGTGCTTGGGTGTATGCGTTGTAGCGTGTCAGTGTGTCCCCACGCAAAAAGGCATCAAGCGAAAACTTCGCTGATGTTCCCCTAGGTAAAAGACTTGAAAATGCATCTTCAATAACACCGAAATAAGACATAAGCGTAAAGTTCACGAAAGCCCTATTTACTGTTTCTAAATTTGCATAAGTCTGACTGTCACCACTTGAAGCAAGTAAGAAACTTGCTGGGACACC